GAATAATGTACAACGCTGGAAGGCAATACGGGTTAGGTTCTGCAAGACAAAGAAACATAAGGGATAGAACGAAATCCATAATGGGAAGATATGCTGAGAAAATAGATAGCTATTTCTCAAAAAGAGGAATTGATGTCTATGGAAATAAGCCGGTCTCTCGCCGCATATATATGGGTAATAATAACGGATAATTGATTATGAACAATAGTGAATCTAAAAGCAGAAAAGGTAAAGGAGGAAGAAAGCCCAAGTTTGACTATACAAGCGAGGACTTTCTTTCTCTCGTGGAATCGTATGCCAAGAAGGGATTCACTGACAAGGAAATAGCTTTCGCTATTGGAATTTCACCCGAAACTTTTTGCATCAAGAAGAATGAATATTCGCAATTATCTCAAGTATTAGCGCGTGGGCGTGCGCTCGTAACATCCACAGTACGGGCTAAGTTCCTTGCTATGGCTCTTGGTGGTATCAAGACAAAAAGTACTGTAGTTAGGAAACTGAAAGACATGGAAGGTAATCTGACCGGTGAAGAAGAATTGCAAGTCAGCGAAAGTGAGCTGGCTCCGAATCTGCAAGCGATGTCCGTTTGGTTGTACCACCATGATGAAGATTGGAGAAAAGTTGAACGCAAACAGGATGAAGATGCCGACATCCCTACCGATATTGACCACGGTATTTCTATTGATTCTTGGATTAAAGACAAACTGAAATGATAGTACCCCAAGAAAATTACCATCCATTATACGAGGATAAGGAAAAATTCATCATCCTTATCACTGGGGGACGTGGCTCCGGCAAGTCCTTCAATGCTTCCACCTTCATCGAACGATTGACCTTTGAAATGACGGAAGCCGAGAAGATTGTTCATCAGATTCTCTACACCCGCTACACGATGGTTTCCGCTGGTATGTCTATCATCCCCGAAATGATGGAGAAGATTGACCTAGACGGAACAACAAAGTATTTCAAGACCACCAAGACGGATATAGTCAACAAAATGACTAAGAGCCGT